TAATAGCAGAAGTACATGATTATACTAAGTCTTGGTTAGCAACATTAACAATAATGTTTATACTAGGTTTTGTATTATCACTATCTTTGATAGTAGTAATTAAGAAAGATATTATGAAACAATTAAAAAATAAATAACATGGAAAATATAAGTTATAGACATGGAGATATTAATCTTCATCCAATTAAAAAAGTAGAAGGTGAGATTGTAAAACATGATGGTAGTTTTGTATTAGGTTTAGGAGAAACAACAGGACATAAGCATGTGCTTACTGTAGCTAGACCAGAAGATTTAGTTATAACAAAAGATAAAAATGGTAACTATGATTTTGAACTAAAATCAGATGGTATATTAACACACGAAGAACATAAGACACTTATAATTCCTCCAGGAATATATACTAAGTTTCAAGAAGAAGAGGTAGACCATTTTGCAAATTCAATTACTAGAAAAGTTATAGATTAATAATATGGATAGAATAGATAAACTTACAAAAGAACAAGAGAAGATGGTGCCCATTTGGAGAGATAAATGGATTAAAATAGGTCTTAAAACAGGAGAGACTAATTGGGAAGTAGTTGAAAAATATTTACCTATTTGTTATGAGAAGGCAAATATCAAATATCCTAAAAATATTGTAAGGGTAAGTTCTCCTTTAGTAGGAGCTTTTGCTGCAAGTATTGCTGATAGAATATGGTTAAAAGGAAATGGTGCTGTTCGTAGTGCTGTTGATAGTGCTGTTAGTGGTGCTGTTGATAGTGCTGTTAGTGGTGCTGTTCGTAGTGCTGTTGGTAGTGCTGTTCGTAGTGCTGTTGGTAGTGCTGTTCGTAGTGCTGTTGATAGTGCTGTTAGTGGTGCTGTTGGTGGTGCTGTTGATAGTGCTGTTAGTGGTGCTGTTCGTAGTGCTGTTCGTAGTGCTGTTGGTAGTGCTGTTCGTAGTGCTGTTGATAGTGCTGTTAGTGGTGCTGTTGATAGTGCTGTTAGTGGTGCTGTTGGTGGTGCTGTTGATAGTGCTGTTAGTGGTGCTGTTGGTGGTGCTGTTAGTGGTGCTAAAAATATTTCATGGCATTATTGGCTAGGGGGTCAATTTTGGGTAGGTGGATGGTGGAGTTCTCCTTCTTATGTTTCTTTTTTTACTGATGTATGTGGACTCAAATTATCTAAAGACATTCAAGAAAGAGCTACGGCATACCGTATGGTATGTGAATCAGCTAATTATATCTGGGTAAATAGAAACTTTGTAATTATATGTGCAAGACCTAGAAGAATATCCAGAAATAATATGGGTAGATTACATTCAGATACTGCTAAATCAATAGAGTATCCAGATGGATGGGGACTGTACCATTTGAATGGTGTTCTATTCCCAGAGTCTCTATGGACAAAAGTAGTCTCAAGAAAAATGCCCATGTCTGAAATAATGGCGATTGTAGATGTGGACCAAAGAACCCAAGCAATGAAGTATGGAGACTTTCACGAGTTTGCAAAAATACAAAATGCAAAATGCCTAGACAAACATATTAAGTCAAACATAAATGGTGAAGATGTTAAGTATGAACTATGGGAGTTTCCTAAAGGAGATATGTTTATTAAAGATGTTCACTTTATGTGGTATACATGTCCATCAACAAAAAATGAGTATGTTAGTGGTGTGTGGGGATCAAAGACTGTGGCAGAAGCTATGGCAAGAAAGCAGGGCATGACCGAAGAAATGTGGCTAAGACAGATACCTCTATTACATGAGAGCTAATTAAATAACATGACACTAAAACAATTAATAAAAAGTAGAAGTAAGGAATTGAGGAGTAAGTCACATGTAGCGTTTCTAAATAGTAGAAAAGTTATAGACGCTAAGTATGCTATAGCTTTTCAAGAAGAATCAATGAAGTTGGTGTATAAGTTAATAACAAAACAATGAGTACACCAAAAGAGATAATAGAGGAGTTTGAAAAAATTGAATATATTTTTAGTGCTAAATTTGCTATTAAAAATAAATCAGAGATATATAAAGCAATAATAAAAATAATGATATTAGAATACGAAGAGATGTTGGGGGAAGTGTCACCTGTAGATAATACTGTATGGAGTTCAGACCAAGACAAATTTTTTGAGTATATGTCACAAGGATATGCTGGAGGAAAAGATGGATTGCGTTGTTCTGTTTGTGACCATAAATTTAGGGGCGAGGCAAATATTGTTCAATTATGTCCACGATGTATGGCTGGTGAAGTAATAAACAAAGAACGCTCTAATCTACGACTTTTGATTGAAGCCAAACTTAAAGCATGGAGGGAATTATTAAATAATAAATAAAGATATGCCATTTAACGATTTACCAGAAGGACAAACACATCACGAAAAAGACAGTTGTATAAAGTGTCATCACTGTACAGGACACTATGATAATGAAATTGAATTACACCAACATCAATCAGATAGTATAGAGTGTGATTTTAAAGAACAAGCAGATAATAATGATTTAACAAATGTATGAATAGTGGAATATATTTAGAATATTTTTGTGCCATATGTGGTTATCACCCAATGGTAAAGATAAATGACAATGAAGAGATGGAAAGACATGCTAAGATTGCATTAACACAAAAAATAAAACAACACATAGAAAAGTGTCCTCTTACAAGAGATGTATTTAGTAGTAAATTAGCTAAAGAATATTTATGAAACAAAAAATAACATTATTGATAGATGAATGGTTGGTAGAACATTATAACGATGGCACAACTACAGAACAATTATCAATTGTGATACTAGAATTGATTATAGATGATATAAAACGAAAAATACCTAAGAGTATTTATCTTAATGGATTAAGAAAATTTAATAAAAGTATACCAACTGTAAATGCTTTTAATTCATATAGGAAAGAAGTATTAAAAATCTTTAAAAAATATAAAAAAGAAATGTATCCACATGCACTAGACATGCGCACAAAATCATCTAAAGATAAACAAAGATTTATTAGTAAATGTGGTAATGAACATTTAATAAAATGAAAAATAAAAAACTAAAATTTAGTAAGGCAGAAATACGGAAATATGAGTGGGCAATACCGTATATTAAAAAGGAAATTGCAGACGGAAGACACCCTATAGCAAGTCTAGGAAGTGCCGGATATACTTTTATATCTGATATAAACAGACTAATAGATTATGCAGAAAGTATAGGGGATAAGGAGTTTTGTAATATATCGTTTGAATTTTAACCATTACCTCCGCAGTTGCCTGTATTTGATACAATAAATATATGAAAATAATGTTTGATATTGATGACACATTAATAGTTCCAAGAGTAGCAACTGGATTGTCTTATGATACTCCTAACTATGAAAACATATCTATATTTAGATATTTTCAAGCACAGGGTTATCAAGTTGGTGTGTGGTCTGGTGGAGGCGTAGATTATGCAAAAACTTGGGCAGAAAAACTAGGACTTAAACCAGATATGGTCTTGGTGAAAGAAAAGAGAGATGACATAGACTTGTGTTTTGATGATTGTAATGTGGACTTAGCAAAGGTAAACATTAAAGTTAAAAGATTAAATAATTCTATAAGTCGTGCAGAATGGAATAAGCATGATGAATGATGTTATAATATAAGTAGTTATTTGAAATATAATAGAATGTTTGTGGGGGAACGGAGCGCGTAAAGTTCTTAGGAATTTTACATAAAGACGCAGGAAGCTACTGTCCGTCTGTCAATATCTTCTTAAGGGATATGACCCGTAGCTGAAATAAATAGACAGGTTTCCCCACAAGCATTTTATTAGTAATCAGACACTTGAGTTGTTGGAATTTGCCTGAATATAAAAGCCTGGCCCATTCAATTTTGACTGATCGAAGGGTTCAGTGGCGGAGTAATACATAATAGGGCAATAAATTTAATATTAATTATTAAGTCTAATAATGTACTCCAACAGGTCAAGTGCCTGATTATTAGAGCCTATGACGATAGTCTTGTAATCGGGATACTTCATTGCAGTTGAATGACACTAACCACACATCAGCCGTGTGGTTTTGTGTTATCCACAGGACAACAAACGAAAACCCGCACACTCCTTACGGAGGCACGGGTGACTTCATAAATCAGTATATAGTATATAGTGTGGATTGCAATATCTAATTAATGACTTATTTATCCACAGGACAAAAAATAATATAGGAGTATAATAAAAGTCGGAGTAAGCTCTATGTCCAGAAGAAAACGAAATAGGCGACTACTAAGGAGAATAAAAATCAGACCTGGAGAAAGTAGGCATCATAAGTTAGCCCGTAGTTTGGGTGGAACTGATGATGAAAGCAATATCTCTATCGTCACGAAACGACATCACGACTGTTTCCATATCCTATTTAGCAATTATTCTGTACAAACAATCGCAAACATTCTAAACGAAAAGTGGATTGACCCTCGGTATAAACTCGTAGTGGTAGAAAGGTAAACAATGTGTATCTGTGTACAATGTCGGTCTGTTGTTGAAAGAGGTGTTGTTGTTCACGGCATGATTTTCTGTGGAAAGTCATGTGCTGAAGAACGCCTCGGAACTGTAAGGGACGAACATGCACCGCAACAAATCAACACAAATTCAACACGTGGCAAGGTTGCCTTCCTGCTTCAATTGCGGGAAAGACAATCTCGTGAACGAGCTACATACAGTCTATACCACGCTTAAAGACTGCAATGATAGTCCAGTAGTGTTTTGTAGCAAATCATGCTATGAACATTCCTTGACCGCAATGCAGTACAGAATGGTAATGCGTAAATACAGACTGTCTAATTCAGTAACTTTGGTTGCTATTTAAGACACAAATAAGGAGATGCCGTCGCACCTCCTTATTTATTTTAGTTAGATTACCACTGCCATTGCTGACAGTGTTTAATTATATTATACCCAGTAAGGTGAGAGCAAGTGGTGGGAACGAACTTGCTGATCACGTAGGTGTTTCAACTCATTTAAAATTTCCATAAATATTATCAGTTAATTTGAGACATTACAGTGTACTCTTTTATAAGAACATACACCAAAGAGCATTTCCCACCTTACTAGGTATAATTGTAAATGAGCTATTTCTTAAAGCCGAACTTTGTAATACCACCTTGCTTAACTCTTGCCCACCAAGCAATTGCAAGACCTGGAAGTGAGCCTATAAAGGGCAAGACCTTATCTAATATCTCACTTGAACATGAATCAGAAAAACCAAAACCCGCCACAAGAGAACCTATACCTGCTACTATGATACCTCCTATTACTTTTGAAAACATGTTTTTATATTAATTATTAATGACTAAATTATACTACTTTAATTCAAAGATGTACATATTAAGACCGCCTAGTTTTGAATAGTTGTCAATCCAGCTTATGTTATCAAACTTATCAAACCACAATCCCGTAGAAGATGAGTTGCTTAGTATCTTGCCGTCTTTGCCTATAATACCTACATGCCCAATTTTTCTACCAGCACCGCTACCTGTTGGGCTAATTATGATATTACCAGTCTTAAACTCTGTTGTTTCCTTAAATCTTATATCCTTTTTGAGATGTTCTAATAATTTTGGTGTAAATGTTATCATGGGAAAGTCGCCTAGATACTTATTCAAAAGTGTACTCATCACCTCGGCACATGCTACTTCGTCGTCTATTATGTCTTTAGGCGTAGGGTCTGTATTGTAATACTGCATACAAAACTCATACAACTTTTCGCCAGTTGTCTTTTCAACTACTGGTGCTACATATTCTGGACAGTTAAGAGGTTTGGTAACATCAATATTGTAATAAGTTTTAAGTAGTGATATTAATAGATTTTTCATATTAAATCATATAACCAGTTAATAAATTTCTGCCACCATGTTAGCTTAGTCTTTTGAGTTTTTTTTTCAATGTGAATACGCTTTGCATAATACACAGTCTGTTCAACATCTTTCTCAAATGGCTCGTAACTATCAAAAATCTTTTCATAATCAGTATAAGCGAGGCAACAGGTCCAGTGAGTATCTTGTCCTAATCTTGTATATACTCCTCTTTCATCTTGGAACCAAGCATACACTGCTAAAGATACAGGTGATACTTTTAGACTTGCTTTTAAATTGAGTTTTTTCTCATCTTCTGGCATATCTGGAGTAAAACACCACTCATGCTTAAAATCATATCTCTCAAGCCATTTTCTGCCCTCTGCGTAGAGATTATCTATTTGTTCTTGTGATAAACCCTTAAAAGAATAGTATTCTTCAACTGTTTCTAAGTCATCTGAATATGGTAGATTTTCTTCTAAGACAAGCCCATATTTTCTTATAGCTTCGTATACAACATGAGGGTCATTTCCAGGTGGTTTTGTTCCTGCAATTATTCCCAACCATCTATCAGAATAGTTTACTATCTCACCAAAAGCCACAAACATGTACTGTTCAGTCTGATTAAGAGTATTAAATGATGTACAATTATATGTATCAAACTTCTTAGCCTGAAATTCTTTTTGTGGTCTATCTGTTGAACGCCAGTCTGAGTCTGGTCTTAATATTTTGAAAGGAATATTACTATTACCTAATACATAATGCTCTTTCTCAATTTTTGGTTGTATAAAGCCGTAATTCATTTTAATAGATTAAGTAGGAAATATTTTATTCCCGAAAGAATAACACCTATTGCCGTTACAATACCAGCCCACTTTAAGAATGTTTTTCTGTCTTTGTCATGCACTTCTTCGGTTTTAATTTCTTCATCAAACTTTTCTTTTACTGGTTTAAGTGCTTCTACTGCAATAGCAATATCATTAACAATTTTAGTTAGTCTATCAATCTTTCCGTTTACCTTTGTTTCAATTTTATTTTCAACAACTACCGCAATTTCTTTTTTATGACTATCAAACATCTTAATGACCTCATTCAAAAGATTTGTTAATGCTTTTATAGAGGAGTCAGTAGAAAGTCTAACTTGGTCGTCTATATAGTTTTTAATATCTTCTTCACTCATATTACATATATATTATGGCATATCATTCTATACTGGATTAACTGGTTTATCTTGAATTCCTTTTGATTTCAAATCAAGAACTTTAGCTTGTAATGAATCTAATTTTGCTTGTTTATCTGCAAGAGTAGAGTCTTGTAACGCAGTAAATTTTGATATTTCTGCTGTTTTGTAAGCAACTTCCTCAGTCTTATATGCCTCTAATTTAGTAATTTCATCTTGTAATTGCTGTATTTCTTTAGCTAAGCTCTCTAAGTCAATCAAAGTTTCATTAACTATTGTCTTTGTTTTAACTTCTTTAGCTGTATAAGCATCAACAACTTCTATTTTTACATCTACTACCTCTATATCTGCGTTTGATTTTTGTTCTATTGTATTGTTCATATTATTTATAATTATTGAATAATTTTAATCTTGGTGGTAATGCACCTTTTCTAACCCCATTAAATGCTTGTCCATTTGCTCTATTCAAACTAGAAACAGGGACAAATGGCAGTGTATTGCCATCAAGAATCCATCTAACAATTAAATTAACGTAAGTATCATAACCATTATAAAGGGATTTTACCTCTTGGTCTGTTAATGCTCTATCATATATTCTTACATCATTGACTATTCCTTGAAAATAACCAGCATTTGCAGCACCACATCTACCTATAGCTACTGTTTGGTTTGTTCCTCCAGCTCTTCCAAGAGTTCCTGTTCCATCTAATTTACCATTAAGATATAATTTAGCTGACCAATTAGTAGTTGAGTTAAATTTTCTTGTAGCAACTATATGATACCACGTATCTACATTTAGATTTGTGGCGTTTGTAATTCTAACTGTACCACTTCCAGTTCCTGATTGACCAAAAGAAAATCTTGCTGCTGTAACATTTAATTCTAATTCCCAAGGCACAACGGCTTGTGCGGCATTACTATTAGAAACTATACACATTAAACCAACAACTTTACTTGGTTTTATCCAAGCAGATATAGTTAAATCTGATGTAGAAGCATGAAGTGAATTTACAGAACCAATATTTACATAATCATCTACACCATCAAAATAGACCGCATGTGAAATACTTGGTACTGCTAGTAATATTATAATTGTTAATAGTAGTTTTTTCATTAGTTTGTATCTAGTTGTACTAATACTTTTGGAATAAACAAGTCATTTTCAACTGTATCGTTAGCGTCTGCACCATATCTTGTAATCTCAAACTTTAATATATCGCCACCAGCAGGCGTAACAAATCCAGCTAGTGTAATTGTTGTCGTTGATGTAAGTGGTAGTGATGTACCCATAGTCAATGCCCATCTCTTTGATGCAGTAGTTGAAGCTGAATGAACTTCAGTATAATTTGTTGTATACCAATTCTGTCTCATACCTGTTGATGTTGCTGCTACATCTACAATTCCAATTCCTGTACCTGCAGAACTTGTTGCTGAAAGGTATGGCATGATTGAAATATTAGGAGTTGCAGCTAAGTTTTTAGGTATTGCAACATTACACATAATTCTTGATGATGTGGCATTAGTAAATGTCCAACCATAAATAGGTTGCCAATATGCACCACCTGGAGCAAAATCTGTTGAATCGGTCTGTGGCTCACAAGACGCTTCTAGAGTTGTTGTAACTGGACCTGATACCCCACCTCCACCAGTTATACATACACTATTAATAGAAAAACATCCACCCTTTAGATTAATTCCAGTTGGAAATGTTGATGTTGAGCTATATTCAATGTTTATACCATTTGTCTGACCGATAGATAGTGTCGTCCCTGGAGTCGATGTGGATAGACCAGCTTTTTCATTAGCAGCAATTGTAAATACAGTACTATTATTTGCTGATAATCCATTTGTAGTTGAAGCAACTATGATATAAGGATATGAGGCTGTTGATGAGGCTGATATTGCTAATCTGGCATATGGAGTCGTAGTACCGATACCTAGACCTCCATTAGGTTGGTCTGTTGCTTGCAATGTATCTACATTCTTTAGCACCATATCATAGTTTGCAGAAGTATAACCTTGATTGATTGCCCAACCCATGAAGCTCAATGAGCTTGTTGCTGATATAGCTCCAAATATTAGAGGACCGTTGTTATTCGATAATACGAATCCGTTTCCAGGAAGTCCAGGAAATGTGGCAAAATTTGGAGCCGCTAATCCAGCATAAGCATAGTTATTAGATGTATCAAATGTTGCACCATTTGTAGATGAAGCATTTATCCATGTAATACCACCAGTTGAAAATGGACCATTGCTAGTATTTCCAATAGTTAAGTTAGACTGTAAGTCGTCAACATGACCAGTTATTTGAACTTGAGTCGGAGTCTGGAAAAATCCATTTGTATACACTCTACCACTAATGAAATTGGAATTTCTACCAAGAACTGCGGTGTTTAGGTTTGGGTCAAAGTAATAATTACTTGTTGTTGTTGCTGTACCACCAATGTTTACTATATCTGTTGTATTATTTGAGTAGTTATTTAATCTTCCAGCCACAGATGATGTTGTTGTAGACCATGTACCACCAGCAGAACCACCTCCAGCTCCAGCTGTTACAGTACTTGTAATACATACACCTCTTACAGAGAAACAACCAGATGTAAGATTTATACCATTTGCGAAGGTCGAGGAGGCAGTAGTTGATATCACATTCAATAGGTTTGACTGTATACCCCCTGCGAATGTTGATGTTGCTGTTGTGGAGGTTGCTACAAAATATGTAGCCATAAATGGGTTTGTTGATGTTCCAACTCCACCCCCACCAGTTCCACAGGTTATAAAAGCTGGTAGATTGGATGATACCCCAAGACATGTACCATTTGCACCTATTGGTAATATTGTATATTTTCCAGAGGACAATCCATAGAGAATATCCCCAGCAGCTGTTGCTGATGGTACTGTAACAGGTATAGCACTTGCTGTTAATGGACTTAATGCTATTGCTGCTAAAATTGTAAATAATAATTTTTTCATTTTTAATTTCTAAATATTCTAATAAATGACGATGGGGCGACAGTCATCGTTATTGCTAAACCGACAATCGTATACCCAGCACCTTCAAAATACATTGCTCCGTCTGACACAACATATAATGGAGTAGCTGTCGCCGTAAACGATGTGTTTGAACCATTGACTGTTCCTGATGGTGTCTCTACAGTCGTTCCACTTCCACCATAGAAACTTCTAATAAACGAAGATGGGGCAACAGTCATTGTTACTGTTAATCCTGCTATGGTGTAGCCAGCCCCATCAAAATAAACGGCTCCATCGGCTACAATGTAAACAGGTGTCTGTGTTACTGTATATGTGGTATTACTTCCATTGACTGAACCTGTTGGTGTTTCAATTGAATATCCGCTACTACCACCACCTCCACTTGATGTAATAGTAATTCTACCATTACCACTATAAGTTGGAGTTAATCCTGTAGAAAAATTTAGTTCAGTTACATGATCTGAAATGACACTACCAGATGACAATAACCTTAATTGATTAGCCCCACCTGAAGCATAGCCAGTCTGATTCATTGTATCAAAACTTGGCATATTTGGAGCATCTTTAATTTGTTTCCAAGATATTTTCTTCTTAGCTACATTTATCTTTTCAATGATCTCGTCTGGAGAATCTGGTGATCCATCAGCTCCCTTTGGACCTTGTGGTCCAGCTATTGACTCTCCATCATTATAATCAATCCCTTTTTTGGGAGTAATTTCTTTCTTAATCTCATCAATTTCTTCTGGAGTATAGTAATCAACACCTTTTTTAGGAGTTTTACCATCTTCTCCTTTTACAGTAACAATCTCTACATTGCCATTCTGTAATTTTACTTTCTCATTTTTTGCAATTTTCTTTAACTCCTGATTTGTAATTAAAGAAGCACTTTTTATTTCATCTAGTTTTCTTATATTGTTTGTTCTATCTAAAGTATTGATAATCTTGCGCGCATTTTCTTCTGAACGGATTATCAAATTTTCAATACTAGAAATAAGCGTCTCTGAATTTTGTGCCATTATTTCTTCTGGAGTTGTATGGATAGTTCTTTTCATTATTTTTTTCTATAAGTGTTTGTACCTATACCTAGTGCATCAGCAATCATTGCAGCAAGCATTGGTGCTGAATTTGGGTTATTCTTTAATTCTTCATAGTTTGTGTAAGGTAGTGGTGCTAATAAATTTTTTAAATTACTACCGACTGTTGGCTTATTGCCTTGAAAATCTCTACCCGTTATCCAATTGTCCCTGATAATGGCTGCAAGTGGAGATAATTTATTCATTGTAAAGTTCAACAAAACATCTGCTTTTGTTTGTGAACCATATTTACCTGAATTTAATTCAGTAATCTTCTTGGTTGTACTACTTTTTGATGAATTAGTTATCAATCTAGAAGCTAATGTAACCACAGATGCCATACCTCCAGACACATCAAATCTAGTATCACCAATCTTTATCTTTCCAAAATCAGCACTTCTGGGGTCAGCTTCAACGCTTCCAGGCATTAGTGCATTAGCTGTTGCTAAAACAGAGGCCGTACCTCCTACTATTTTTAATAGATTAATAGCTGCTTGCTTCCTTACGAAAGGCGTGACACCTTTCTGGAACTGAGCAGCCGTTAATATGTCGATATGACTCATCAAATTCCGTGGAGAGAAGAATATATTATTTAATGGAACAGCCACCTTTTCAGCAGCACCTAATTGACCTCTACCTGTAAGAGAATTGACCATTCGTCCGATAGACTCTAGTTGTACCTTATCACTTATATCTACACCACTTTTTTGAGCAATATCAATATACTTATCAAATAAATCGGCTCTTGTTCGATACATAAATGCTTCATAAGCCGTTTGAGACGCTTTATATAGGCGACCTAATACAGGTACTTTCTCTAATATATGTGTTGGGTATGCTTCTTCTAATGTGCCGACAGCTAGTTTAGCCTTCTGCATTAGTGAATAATTTGGTCTAGACACAATGTCTGCATTAACCAAATCCATTACAGGCTTATCGCCTAATTGATTAGCCAAATCAACAAACGACTTAACTGAATTTTCCATCCATATTTTAGGATTGGTCATCATTACCTTCCAACCTTGTCTACCGATAGCACTATTATCAAATGATGCCTTTAGAGCTTTTGTTGTACCAGCAAGATCAACTACATTCTGACCAAGATTTTGTGGCTGCAGTCTCTCCATTATAGTCATCTGATTAGCCTTTAATTTAAGATCAGCAACATAATTAGAAAACTCAGTCCTTAATTTTCCATAAGCTAATTCAGATTCAGTAGCCACACCATCCATTCTTCTAGGACTACTTTCCATAACTTTCTTAGCTTCTGCCACTTTTTCAGCTAATTGAGTTATCTTAGTAGCTTCCTCAAGACTTACTGTCTTAATTCCTAATTTATGAGCAGCCAAATCCTCCAAGAAAGACTGTTTATTTATAGGATTTAGTACCTCAGTCATTTTATTGACTCTATCAACAAAATCTCGCAACGCTTCTGGCTTCATACCACCAACAGTTTTAGCCCACTCGATCATTCCTTTCTTTTGGTTTTTCAATAATAACTTAGATTCAAATAGAGTATTAACATTTTTTGCATTAGCTTCTCCAAGAAATGATGAGAAGAATGATCGTCTTTCGTCAGATGTTAATGAAGACAACTTATCAGGATTAATTTCACCAGAAATTAACTTTTTTTTGAATACATCTGCTGCGAATTTTGGTAGACAATATGCCATATGTTTAACAAGTTATTGATGTTATAAATGAGTTCCAATCCTCGACTTTTGGTGTGGACTTTTTAACAACTGCATCTATTTCATTAATAACTGCTTTTTTAGCTGAATTAATATTACCATATTTTTTTGTTGCAGCGCTATCAAAAGTCTTCTGAATGTCTCTAATAACGTTTACTGGTGAATCTGGATTAAGATTGCTCAATAATTGCAGTCTTTGACCCATAACTGTGGCATCTTCAATCAATGCAGAACTCTTACCTAGACTTAACGCTAGAGCAGGATCATTCTTCGCTCTTTCTGCCATAGCAACATAAAAAGCCTCTGGATATGTTCCTTGTGGAGGAGCTTCTTGTCCAAGAGCTATTCTTTTAGCTCTTTCTATGTCAGTAGATGCTATTTCAGCAACATTCTTAAATTGACCCTCATTACCAACGACATTATACTCAGGTAAATTGCCAAGAGTTTTCTGTAACTTATCTTCAAGAGACTTAGCTAGACCTCTAACCTTTAATTCACCAGTACCTTGTACTGGGGTTAGTTTGGATGTTGTTGGAACCTGTTGTGGCTGTATTTCTGGTGTTGGGGTTGATGCTACTGGTTGAGTTGGCGGTTGCACTTGATTATCACGACTTAGAATTGGTTGTTGATATTCTACAGTTCGTGGAGACACAGGTGGTTTGATTGGCTCGTATTTCATTCCTTTTGGCGGAATTGGTTTTTTTACTGGAGCATCCATAGAAATGGTTGGTAAGGAAGGTTTTGCTTTAGATCCCATTTGAATAGTAGGCAATTGTTCATTTGGTATATATGGAATATCAGGATTTGGATTAACTGGAAGTGGTAAATCCTGATTCCAGTTTGGATTAGCGGGTGTCACGCTCTTTGGTTTAACAACATCCATAGCAGCTGCTACTTTTGGTTGAGGTGTTGGTTTCCTGAATTTAGAAGCTAACATACCACCACCAAGACCCAATAAACCTCCTGTTATAGTTCCTACCACTCCTTCGACAGCCGCTTCTTTAGCGACACTCCCTACTGTTGGATTATCCTGTGCCATAGCGTTTCCTGCACCACCTAGTACACCGAATATACCTCCAGAAGCAGCTGTACCTAGTGTAGCTTTTTTAACTTCACCCTTAACTAGATTAGACGCTGCACCCTCTATTCTGCCAGCTGGTGCTAGATATGAAGCTGACTTGAGTGCATCAGAAGCTATTTGAGTAGCTCCACCCTGACCAAAGGCTTTTTGTGGCTCTACAGTAGTGCCAGAGGTAAATACTGGTCCTGGAATGTTCATAGGCTTTGAGACAACATCTTCATAGTTCTTTTTAGTTTGTTCACTACCAAACCCATAAACAATTGGCGCAGCAACGGCTTGAGCTAGACGTGTTGCTGGTTTTGCTATTACAGTTTTATAGGCATCTTCAACAGCTGCTTTACCAAAACCAATAGCCTTTGATAGAAATCCTTGTGGTTTTGGTTCAGGCGCTGGCTGAGACGATTTCCACTCATCAAATGACTGAACTTTTACAGGCTTAACAGAGCCACTATTGGTGACTTGTGTTTGACCTTGTGAATTTTTCCATTCATCAAATGATTGAACCATGTTTTTTTAATAATTTAGACCAAAATCTGTAGGATCACCACCTTGTGACAAGATATAATTTATCTTCTCTTGTTCAGATGCCTTCTGAAAACTTGGATTAGCCAATTGCTTATTTATTTCTTGCTTTAATTGAACATCTGTTAATCCTTTATTTGCTGAACTTTTTGCAGCAATCTCTTTAATAGCAAGTTCTCTTTGTTGATTAGCATAATTTAGACCGAATTGTCTCTTGTCCTCTTGGAATTTTCTATCAATATTTGCTTGCTCTTGTGCTGTTTGTTTATCTTCTCTAGCTTGATCTTGTAATTGATTCTTTCTCTTTCTTTCTTCTGTTGAAATAGCTGTTAGATTAGATTCAGCTGTTCCCAATCGTGATTCCTTAGAAGATACCTTTGACTTAGCACCAGTTAGAGCTGCCTGACGTGCTGCTTGTAATTGACCTAACTTACTTGTAAGAGGAGCTACTCTATCTAGTGATCGTCTTTCTAGTGCTGACTGTTGACCAGTAATAAATTGTAATGGAATTGGCTGACCAGCTACGTCTGTTTGTCCCAATCTTAAAGCATTGGTTTCAGCATCAATTTTAGATTGAATTTGTTTTTCTTCTTCTGACTGTTGTAATAGTTTTTGATATTCAGCTTCTGCTGCATCGGCTTCTGCTCGTGCAGAATCTGCTAATTTTCTGTAATAATTTCTATCATCCTCATTTGTTGCACTTTGTGCTGCTTGATCTGCTGCATCAGCTTGTTTTCTAGTCTCATCAGCTATACCAGCTGCAGCCTGAACCTGTGTTAAATCAGGAGCTTTATTTCTAGTATTATCCATACCAAAAGTTGATGTTTGTGAAGGTGCAGACGAAGAAGATGCTGTTGTAGTTTGATTAACTACTGGTGGAGTAGAAGCGTTAGTCGTTGGTGGTGGAGGTGTAATTTTATTTTGTGAAGAAGAAATAGGTTGAGGTGAAGTGTTTCCTAAATCTGTCTGACCTGCCATTTTTGGACCTTCAGGAGTGAAATCTATATTTGGTTGCACTATAGGTCTATTAGGGAAATTACTGCCATCTGCCTTTGTCATAAGATTAGACGATGGTACACCATTTCCAGCCGATGTTTGTAATCCAGTTGTCTGAAGATCTGTATTCACTCTATTATTTTGAGCTGACTTAAAAGCATCAAAAGCAGAAGCTGTTTGTTTTGGTGGCGTATAACTTGGATCCTTAGTCATACCATATGAACCTGTACCAGTCTCATCTATTGGTCCACTTGCTCTATTTATAGACTCCATCTGTAACTGCCAATCAGGCTTCTTTGTTGTTCCTACAGCAGAAGCTGTTGTTGCTGCTTTAGTATTAGCCTTTGACATTCCTACAGGTAATTGTGAACCAGCAGGATTGCCTGTTGTACCCAATACTGGAGTCTTTGTCATACCGACTGGAGATCCAGAACCAGCTGGAGCGCTTCCTGTTCCATAAATAGGTGAACGACCAGATGAAGTTGTATTATTTGTTGCCACTGGAGTAGATGGCGATGCTCCGCCTCCACCACTATAAATATTTTGAGCTGCTGTTGCTGTACCACCAGCTTTTGATAATGATTTTAATGCACTTGCTAAATTTGCTCTATTTTGAGCTTGTTGTGATGCTGATGTTGCTACTTTTCCATAATTTGTTGCCATATATTTTTATTTATTAAAATTTAAACTTCTGCTGTTAATACCCCATCGGTGAACGTTAGCTTCCTAGTTACCGCCCCACCGCTTGAGTCAGCAACGTAATAAACTTTTGTACCAGCTAAAGGAGTTATAGCTGTTGGAATTGAGGCACCATTAGCTTTTACTATTCCTGTTATATTAGCCGCAGTAAAAGCTGAAGCTCCATTACCATAGACTATACCAGTTAAGCTATTTGCACCTGTACCTCCACTGGCTACAGGCACAGAGGTTGTAAAAATATTAGCTGGATTTAGTTGTCCACCACCAGCAGCATTACTATGAGTGTGTTGCGAATTAGTAAAATCACTAATATTCACATCTGTAGTTGTTACATTTCTGAATCTAACAACACCAGTATAATTAGCTAAAGCTGCGGCTATCAATTCACGCACCTCAAGTTCAGTCATGTACTTCTTTGACTGTTCAGGTAGATTATTTTGATTAAATGTTGGTTTTGCCATGATATTTATAATTATAACTCATCTTCCGAAATGTCTACTTCTAATGTAATTGGAACTAATACAGGCATGGAAGTTGTACCAGTCCACTTAATTTCTATAAGGAAATTATTATTTCCAGTAGCTTGTGTCAAGTCAGCTGGTTTATAATAAACCTTTCTTCTTCCTGGGTAATTTGTGTTATTTATTGTATTAAGTGTCACACTACTACTCAAATCATCCAAATAAATTTTAACTATTATTGTTGTGTTAGAATCAACAGCACTTGCTAAAGGTATTAATAATCTTTTTAACAAGAAAGTTTTATTAATATTAAATATCTTACTTCTCCAAATAGAATTAAATGTAGCTGTCGTTGATAATTTATCTAGACCTTTTGCTGAACCATCTCCCCAACCCACGATTAATCTTGGTTGAATATTAGAAGCCTGCTGAACGTATTTTAATGCCGTTACTGTCGGTGTAGATCCAGCAGATGTAGTTCTTACTACATTATGTATTCCTTTTGGAAGAGAATCATTTTTTGATCCAAAAGCCATTACAGAAGCAGATGTTTCTGGATAAGTTGTTGATATACCCCAAACTAGACGTGATCCAAGAGCATCTACAGCCCCTGCAAATGGTGGTGTGCCTTCTTCTGAATATGAAATTTCAGATACAGTCTCACCTCCAATATATCTGGACACTCTTACTCCATTAGAAGCATTACCAGACCAGATATGTAACACTCCATTAACATTCAATAGTGCTGTAACTAATGGATCAGGCAATGCAATTTGTCTATAAAATGAATCAGTATTTGTTGGATCCCAGAAGAATAGCGCTGCCTTACCTTGATTAATGGTGCTATCGGTAGTCTGTATAGCTGATATAACCAGATCTGTACCATAACTCTCAATATCAGTTGGATAATAACCGAACGGTAGATCTAGTGCGTTGTATGCTGATACAATAGTTGTACCATTAGTGTCTCCCTCATCTGTACCTTTTTTTGTATTCATTCTATGAATAATTCCTTGTCCAGCTAAAGTGTCTCCTATATACATAGATGTATCTGTGTGAACGTGCATAGGGTGATTTGGTATTGGTATTCCTTGAATAGATGGATATGTAGCATTAGAAAGTGCAGTCTTACCAAATTTTGCACCTGTCCATACATTCTCAGTCTCTGCAACAGATGTAGTTAATCCTCCAGCAGTTATAAGTGGTCCGTATTGAGAAATATCAGTAGCTTCCGCAAAATATATAAAGTTGTTGTAATAAGCTCCTCCATTTCCAGCTCCACCAGTAAGAGTTAGCGGAAATGAAGCAGGAAAAGTTGCTGCATCTGTAGCTCTCATAACTATAGAAGAATTAAATGAATGAACTTTTCCAGTTGATGTATATACATAAGAATCTGATGTCTTATTGTTTGTTATTATCCAATTTGGATAACCATCAAGCTCAGTTCCTGAAAATTTCTCATATCTAGTAGGCACAAGAGCACCAGATGTTTTTGTGGCTGAAGAAGTAGCTGGTAAGTCAGGATCTACACCGAGAGATGAATTATATTGACCATTAGAAGAGAAATAATCAGTTGTTGACCAACCCTCTAATATATTTTCAATTGTTAGTTTTTCTAATGCCATAATTATATACTTGTACCACCTAATTCAATTTGCATACGCTTTAACCCTTCTGCATATTTAGTCTTTGCCTTGTCTGCTCTTTTTTCATCAGGATCAGTATATGTGAAGTAGTATTCAAGTGCAGCGTGGATAGGCACCATCTGAAAATCAGAAGGAATTATAGAAGTTTGACCAATAACATAATTTGCTGAACCGCCACTTATAGCTGTTCCTAAATATGGTGATACTAATTCAAGGACAGTGCTACTTGTTACAGAAGAAATCTCATACCACTCACCATCACCAGTATTTGCTGTATTAGTCTCTGTTATCCTTATCCACCTACCAGCCATTTGTGATGTCCACGATGTTCCAGAACCAGTTATTGTAGTACTAGAAGTTGTTGTAATTGTGCCTGTAGTATAGTCAGCAATAGTTAAATCTTTATGCCCTCGATACAAGTCACAAGTTATTGTGTTTCCAGATGATGATGGTTTTGGATAAAAACTTATATTACCATCACCAACAAAAAAGTATTCTGGAATGTCTGAGGTTACATTTGTTGATTGATTTAATCTATTCCAATCATTAAGAGATTTAATTTCTCTTGGAGTGTATTTAGTTGTTCCTATAGTTATAGTTACCTCACGAACACGACCATATCCAACATAATATGTTTGTTGAGAAGCGACAGTCGTCTTTGTTATTGTCTTTTCACGAAATTTCCAGGGCTTTGAATTTATAACTTCACTATCAGCCTCATTTAGAAGTGAATCAAATAACTCTAAAGAATCGGCTGAATTAGCACCTGATATTTTTCCTATTAAATTTCGTCTTGAAGTGTATGTAAGCATGTTATTAAATAATTGTTACTCTAGGAATAAAATCTATTGCTGGAGCAAATGAAGCCATAATAATAGTGTTATTTCCGCTATTACAATTGACAGTCTGCGTAATTGATCCAGCAGGTGTTTTTGCCGCATTATTATCACCTATATATTGATCACCTGTACCAGAACTTCTTATAGTTACATTTGTACCACCAGACAATCCACCATTACCGCAAATACCACCACACACAACCCAACAATTATTGGCTATCGTAGTTGTTGATTGTGATACTGATGTACTTAACGAACTATTAGCAGTATTAAATGAATCTGGAATACCAGATTGAGCTGCCCCAGTATAAGAAACACCACATCCATAGAGAGTTCCACCAGTTCCAGTGACAACAATATTATTAGTTCCAGACGCAGGGTTTGCTAAAGAGAATAAATAACTATTAATTGTTCCGACCGCAACAGTTGCAACTTGTGTCATTGCTACAGAATTATAAGTTACACCAGTAATAGTATTACTACCAGAAGCAGAGCATGAAACAAATAATATTCTATTTAAACCACTACTACATGTATGGGCAATTGTCAGCGTTGGTGCTGCACTAGATGATCTTCCTGATGCTGCGTCAAATGCTATAGCCATAATTATGTCATTCTTATACCTATTCTAATAGTAAGACCCTGCGCTGGTGTTGTGTGAATTGCGTCAATATCAAATGTCAACAAATCTCCAGCAGTTACCGCAGTTGTTGTTAATACTGGTGCCGTAGCTGCAGTTCGTGATGATTTCTCTGCGGTATCAATAGTGATCTTTGTTGCAGACATTATTGTTGTTCCATTTAGATTTACATCGATTGTCATAGTACCTGTAGTACCAGCTGTATCTACAAAAGCACCAATTTCAGTAATTGTACCAGTAAAAGGTAATTCAAAATCACCACCCTTAGTTGTAGCTGTAGCTATATTTGTTGTATTATCGATTATTCTATATAGAATGTATCTAATATTTCTATTAGATGCCACGAATTGATCAACAGGTATAGCTCGTGTTGAATCTGTACCTGTATTTATTTCTGCTGTAGTTGCAAGTTCGACTTTACCAGCTAAAGTCAATGAAGCTGCACTAACTATATCTGTAACATCACTGTCTGTGGTAACAACTCCTGAATTTGCTCTTAATACTCCAGTCAATGATGTATTTAAGGTTGTAGTACCTGAAACATTTAGTGTTGTAACATTGCCAGTTGCAATCGTTGTTGTTCCAGTAAATGTTGGAGATGCAAATATACTTCCTATAAAATTGGTTTGAGTGATTTTTTTTGTAGTACCAGCAGAAGACTGTGTAGTATCACTCACATCAACAATAGGAACTAGATCACCAGAAGCTACGGATGTTAATGTTGTAAGTTCTGTTATTTTTTTATTTGCCATATTTTTTAATAAAATAGTTCATCACCATTTTCTGTTGTAATTAGACTATCGCTTTCTTGTAGAAGATAACCATTATGCTCAGATTCAGCCAAAGTGATATAAAGATTTGGATTCTTCATTATGAAGTCATCATTTTCGCAATTCATATATTTTATGTTCTACATCCTTAATAAAGTCTTCACGTAAGTTTAACTTCTGCTCCCTATCATTTAGTTGGTACTCCTTCTCATTAAGAACATCTTGTTTTTCAATTAGAGCATCTATTATTTCTCTTTTATTCTCTATATCATCCTGTAATTGCTTCAATTCCTTTAAAAGGATACTTTTCTTAACAGTTATATCCTGACAAAATTGTTCAAACTCTTTTGCTTTTTCGTCCTTATTATTGTATTTAATATCATTGATATTTCTCAACAACTCTAAATATATTTTTCTTAGATCAGCATTTTTAATCAACAATTCATCATTTTGTTTTTGAATCTTTGATTTTACGTCTGATTTAGAAAGTAATTTCATATATTAGAACTCAACGACTGCTAATTTTGCTGTAGCCACCTCTTCTATAAATTGAATAGAAGTTTGACCAATTGGTACCGCTACTAACTTTGAAGTATTTGCTACGATTATTCCATCAAAACTTGCTGAAGATGCTGTTCCTCCCCACTTATAAAACACAGAAGCACCTATTGCTGTACATTCAAGTAATTTGGTTGCTGCATTAAGTGTTATTGCTGTTGAGGCTGATACTGTAGCATCATAAGTTGCTGCTAAAGCAATACTTGCTGGTAATTGAGTAACAACCATCCGATTTTCTCCTCTTAATTGTGTTAACGGCATATTATTTATTATCTAAGTCTACAAATTCTTTTTCTTCGACCTTTTTGGAAGACTTACTTGTCTTTACCTTCTTATTCTCTGTCTCATTAATATTCAATGCCTCTAATGGTGTAACAACTTCATCACTTGGAAAACATAGTTTCTCTAATTTCTCTCTTTCTGACTTATTATTTGTTGGAATACCCATTAAATTTAACTCTCTATCAACAAGATGTTTAGCAAAGTGCTTTGCCTTAAACTCTTCTAAGTAAATAGTTTGTCCCGCTTTAAACGGATAAGGTATAGAGTCGAAACTCCATATAAAATCCCTATCTGTAAAATTTTTAAACTGTATTGCCTGACTTGACATATTTATTATAATTAATTGTCTGATAATTTCTCCCGTTGGAGGTTATGGATGTGACTCTTCCGATTAATTTTCATAATAGGTGATTCGTAGTTCATATCCACAACCTCCAAAAGGAGGTAGACTAGTTAGTCTATTGTAAGCATTACTGGTGTATTCTGTGTTGTTATACCAGCTTTTAATGTAACTCCAATGTGATTTAGAATTGCACTGTCTGCTACTGCCATACCAGCAGTTGTTGTTGGGGCTCCCACCGCTGAACCAACGATAGGTGTTCCACTTACCAAGATTCCACAAGCACCTCTTGTCTGGATCCATCCAAAAGAAGATGCTGGTAGTGCTGCAACCGCAGCTCCAACAATTGGACCAGTTAGAGTTGTTGAAGGTGACTGTATTACTCCATTGTAAGTATTAGCAATAAGAGATACTGTAACTGTACCTGATGTTGCTACTATAAATGGATCTGAAAGAGTTATTGTAAGTGTTCCTGAAGAAGCTGCTGCTGGATGAGACTTAATCAAAAGTGTCTGTCCTCTTCCTGTTGTTCCTATTTCAGTTATTAGATAACCACCTGCATACTGATTCTCAGTAGCTGCTGTTGCTCCTAATGTAACTGTAATTTGTGTGTCTCCAACTGCTACTGCTGCTGTTGGAGTAAGGTTTACGTGGTTTGTAACAACAGCTGGTCCCTGAATCAAGTTTCCTGGTACCAATGCAGCTGCACCAACCTTTACATAACGAAATGTTCTTCCGTCTGGTGTGTATGCCTTCTCTCCTAAAATGTGTTGCTGTACTGTTGATGACTTATATACATCCTGAGCAACAATACATGTTGTTGAACCTAATTGTGTTGCCATAATTTGTGTTTAATTAATTGATAACATTATGCTGAAACTGCCTTAATAACAGCAAAATTGATAATGATTGCTCCTGTTTCTGCTGTACCCGCTGCCACGTTATTGTTCATAACTGTGATAGCAAATGAACCAGCTGCTGTTGTAGAAACATATACATCTGTTGCTCCTCCGTTTGCTCCAGATCTTTGTGAAACTACAACTACATCACCTATCGCTACCGTAGAGTTTGTTACTGTAAATGTTGCTGATGCTTCTGCTGCTAGAGAGGCGTTATTTGTTGTAATTGCTCCACATATTGCGTTTATAGTAACACCTGTTGTTCGACTTGTTGCCTGTGTTACTGTTGATCCTGCGCCTGTAGAATATCCTATACCAGCACTAGCTGATGATGAGGCGATACTAGAAGAAGTAATGATAGACTTTGCTGTATCGATACCGTCCTCTTTTATTGGTGGAATATAATCTTCTAATTTTCTAGACATTATAATGATTTGTTAATAATAATATCACTAGTTGACTAGACTGATGTGATTCCTGTCAATTTTGCATGTCTCTTTGGATTTGCTGAAATCAACTCTCCTCCAAGATATACGTGACCAACAACTGATGCACTGTTTGTTGGCTTTACCCAACCACTCCATGAGAATCCAAGACCTTGAACTTCAGAGTAATCATTTCCCTCAATGTCTACTGATCGGAACTTAGCTGACTCTGTCATTGCCATTGGAAGAGCGTACCACTCTAGGAAATCTTCATTTAAGAAGTATAGAACTCCTGATGTAGCCTTCTCATCTGCAAGGATAGGGAAGCCCTTGTAGAATAGTCCAGTAAAACCTGTACCACCTACTAATCCTGAACCAGAATTTAAACCCTTACTTGCTCGTCCCTTAACAACGTCTACAGTCTTAGCAATTCTCTCTTGTGGTTGTAGAAGTGACTCATACAAAGCGAAGATTGCTTCTGTTGTAACACCCAATGTAGGAGTTTGACTTCCTGATGCTGCAGCATTGTACAATGTTGACATCTTTGAAAGTGACAATGTTCCTGATGAAGCTGTAACTGTTGAGTTAAGTGTTGAATAAGTTGATCTTGCTAGAGAACCATATGTTGCTGCGTTTGTTCCATCATCAACTATTGCCTCTAGACCCAAGAAATCCTTAGAACCATTACCTGTACCTGTTCCATAAAATAGAGTACCAATATCATCAGCCATATCCTGAGCTGTTGATGCCAACTCAATCTTAGCTAAATCTAACACCTTCTCTTCTGTAGCATTTACTGATAATTCATCTAGTGGTAGAGCTACTGTCATTTGATAAAACTTAGGCACAAACTCTAGATTAACTCTGTTGTCTGTTGCTGCTGTTGAAAATGTATCAAATCCAGCAAATGAAGTACCAGTTGTGTTCTTTGAGTACTTTACTGGAAATTTCATTCTCTCACCGCTCCACTTATTAGCCTTATTCAAAAGTCTTGTAGCTAGAACATTACTGTTCAAAATTGTATCTACTAACTTTGGAATCAGCTTCGACTGTGTAGTAGTCGTTACTCTTGTTCCCATTGCTGCCATAATATTTTAAAATTAATTATTAATTAGTCTGCTAATTGATGCCAACTTTTATTTCTCAAATCGTTAGATGTTAAGAAATCTTTTTTAGCTGGCTCTTTTTTAGATGTATTTGATATAACATCCGCGATCTTTTTACGAGCCTGTGACTGTTCTTTGTTAGGATTAACTCCCTTTCTAGCAACATAAGTCTCGTAACCAGCTTCGAAGTCAAGATTACCATTAATGTCTGTAGGTCGAGTCTTATACATTATTTGTATAAGTTCTTTCCTATCAAATTCATAGCCCTTATCTTCTAGCTTAGATATCTCATTTTCTACCCAATTGTCCCAATATTTTTCTTGTTCTTGGGCTTCGATCTGAGCTTTCTGTTGAGTCTCAAGGATATCACGCTTAATTTCTTCTCTTTCTTGCTTAGAATATTCACTATACTTTGACCAGGCTTCAGCATTATCTCCATATAGTACAGAGAACCATTCTGGTATTTTTACATCTCTATTAATATTCTTTTCAGAAATCTCTAGTTGTTTTTGACGCAACTCAGCTATTTCTTTTTCTCTTGCTTGGTCTCTTTCCCTTAATGCCTTAAGCTCATTATGTTGCTCAATCCATCTTGGGTGCTTATGGAAAGGAGTATTATCAATATTATCAGTACTTTTGCCCTGATCTGGCTTTACCTCCTCTTGTTCTTTTACTGTTAGCGACTCAGTAGAAGTTTTCTCTTCTTGTTCGCCAAAGGCATCTTGACCTTCGACTTTAACATCCGCTAAACCATCTATATTATTCTCAGGCATATGTTTATCAGCCTTGTTTTTCCTTGCGGAGGGTACATTTCTGTTAAACCCATAGGAATTTTATTATTAATTTAAGGTCCTACACCTATACCACTCGAATAAATACCTTTATTATGATTTCTCTCTAGCGCTCGTCTTTGTCCTTCGTATTGTGACATCTCAACTTTTGGCTTCTTTGTAACAATTTTTTTCTCTGGAACAGTTACGGGTTTGGGATTAACACCTGAATCATACTCATATACCTTTTTCGACAATAATTTTTGTATAAAATTCATCTTGTTCATATATTTTGTTGTTTAGAAGCTATTATTTGTTCCATCTTATTTGAATGATCTATCTGTTTATTGCCTTGCTCAATTTGTTGCTGTTGCATCATCTGCTCTTGCTGTTGCTGCTGTTGTAACATTTGTTGTTCCTGTTGTTGCTGCAATAAATCAGGGAATAGTGATATTGGATCTGACAACCACATATACAACTGCTTTGCAGACTCTCTAGGATTTGGAAATTCCAATCTATCAAAGAAAGTTATAGGATCTATACCTTTTTGCTGCCACAATGTTAATGCCTCGTCTCTCTTTGACTGTGGATCATGAGGTATCATTGACCCTTCCTTAACCCCAACGATTAATTTAGATACAAACTCACTATTAACAAGTGTTATATATTCTTTAGCTTGCTCTCTTCCCAAAATAACAGCTGTGTGTGGCTCGTCATAGTAAACATACATCAACTGTACAAACCAATTAAACACTTTGTCTGAGAATTGCTCTAAATATGTAGAAATTCCTCCACCAATTCTATCGCCATCCTGTCCTTTTATTATTTGCTTACCACCAACTGTCTTTTCAGATATAGTTCCTTGTGGTGATGATCCTCTTGTACCAAAAATATTTCTTATTTCACTTCGATAATCAGTTAGTGATTCGTATACAAATCCTGGTAATGGAGTAGCAGGTAAATCTTTAACAGCTGCATTAACATCTCCATTTGGTATCCACAAAGTTCCACCCTTTCTTCTTGTTTTTGACACCTTACTTGCTTGCTCTTCCGTAAAGGCATCTCCTGATACAGCAACACCACCATTTGTATTATCTGCATTTTTATCAATCTGAGTTAGTCTTTTATTTACCAAATCCTGCAATGGTAAATTTTGTTGTATTAAGTTTGTGTCATCATGAGGATGTAATCCAAGATTAAATATAGACAAGAACACATAAGGCTTCTTTGGAGAATTAAAATGGTTATTTCCTGGCTTTGTCATTGTAACAGGTTCTCCTGTTACTGGATCTAATGATGGTCCACCTGTAAGAGGATCTATTTGTGGTTCTTCTGTCTCATAATTCCAGTGTGGATTTTGTACTTTATCCAAAACAACGTCATCTAATGTCCAAAAGATATAATCATCAGTTGTCCACATGATGTATTGTACTTTTGTACCAGTCTTTTCACTTACCTTTTCTTTTATGAATTTTTCTTGCTTGGGAAATCTAGTTATCAAGTCAGAAGCCTTGTCTGTTAGGTATTCACCTATGTAATATCCAGTATATTCACCTTCCTCTATGGTTGCATCAGGATCCAATATCAATTTCTGTGGTCTTATTACTTGACATGTTATGTCATTTGTCTTCATTGACCATCCTACTTTCATTACTCCGAGATGATACAGTGACCAGTGTCTAGTAACCTGCTTCATTTTCAAATTAAACGATAAATCATCTGCAATATAAGTTAGCATTTTTCTAACTTTATCTGATACTCCTGATTCTGTATTTTGGTCTTGTGATTCTACAAGTGGATCAGCCTTTGGTCGTGTTGCAATTGGCAAAAATGTCTCTAATGACTCAAAAATAAGATTGTCAATAAGTGGTCGTGACTCATCAGTATCACAAAAATGCTTACCCATCCAGTATTCTTCATTTTCATTTTGCTTTTTCTCTATTTTGCCCTTATAAGGCTCCCATTCTTTTATCCACTGCTTTTTTAGGTCTATCAACTCCTCATCTGACATCTCTAATGTCAATTCTGGGGTTAGTTGAGAAATTACACCTTCATCATTTTGAGTTGTCTCATCTACTTTATTGATATTTTGTGATAATGATTTGTATCCTGCTGTTAATGACATTTTATATAAAACAAAAGAGCAAGAACTACCATTAGTTTCTTGCCCTTTGTTTGGGTTATGGATTAATTATACTCTTTTTATATAAAAGTCAAGTGGTTATTCCCTTCTTGTAGGAAATAGTGTGCAATGTTATTTCTTTAAGTGTTCCATCCTTATCAAAATGAATTGTCGCGTTGCCATTTTTTACATTAAATACACCACTTTTTATTAGAGTTAAAAAATTTTCATAATTTCTCTGAAATTCTAGGAACAATCGTGCATCTTCCTCGCTTATATCTATTTTAATTAGTTTTCCTCCAATCATCATAGTTGTTATCTTCAAATAATAATTTTGTATTTATTGTACTTGATGTAGATATTTCTGGCGCTTTAGCAAATTCTACACCATTCCCGCCAAATAACTTACCTCCATCATTCTTAAACCGATCCATTCCCACTCTCCAGTAAGCCGTTGCATGGACAAAGTGATCCAATCCTGACGATGACTCCCATATCATCTGTGGAATACCCATGCCGTCTGGTTCCGACATCTTATACATGGTTTTCCAGTGGGTGTAGTAGTCCTCCCAGTCGTCAATCGTTCCCTGTAGTGGTATCCTTCTATCTGTAAAGTCGTCAACCACCATCTGTAACATTCTATTCCTATCAACATTAACATTTCCAGCTTCTTCCTTTTCTCCCCATCTTACCATTTGATAAGTTTTTCTATCTCTAACGTAGTGACACAAGAATACTCTACTAGGAAATTCCTCACGTAGCTTGCGCGGTTCTGTAAGATCTGGCAATGCGTCAATTACTGCTATTGACCTTTCGTATTTCTTCAATAAAGAACGAATTGTGTCCCATGTTTCCGTTATGCCATAATAAAACAGTCCTTCCTTATTACCTAAAACATAATGCTTCTTTAATCCCGAGTCACAACCTATCACTATTCTTTCTTGTGAGTTTATATCGCTTGTACAATTCCTAAAAATAAGGTCTGGTGTTACTTGATTGCCCTCTCCAACATATGGTAAACCAAGTACGAAGTTAGCGAAGTACTCTGGTGACTTTGTTTCGTGATATCTCAATATCTCCTCTGCACTTATCCACGGAGCCATTAAAAGAGAAATCCAGTACCCTGAAAAGTCTCTATTTTTATACTTCGATACCCATCTACCTATACGCCTATCTTCATTCGATAACTCTTTATGGCACGATTTACACTGATAAACGCGTCTCTCTTTGTCTATAGACTCTGGAAACGATAAGAATTGCTCGCTATTACATGCTTTACAGGTGATAAACCAATGTTTTTGATCGGATCTACTCCAGTATTTTGATACTCCATTACCCTCAACACTAGGGTTTGAAAAATGCCATTCGTATTTATATTTAGAGTGCTGTAAACGTGAAGAATACATAGAGATAACTGACTGCTTCGACCTATCCTCTTCATCATGTATGTTAAGGTCTGATGATACTGCAATCGCTGCTTTTTCTGTCCATGTACCACGATAATATATAATGTTATCACCTATTTGTTTCTGTTCTACGCTGTCCTTGTCTTTTGCATACTCTAGTAGCACGGGGTTTTGTTGTATTATTCTGTTCACCTTACCACTTACAAAGTCTTTCATATCTGAGGACGTTGGCATTGTGTAGATAATGTCTAATCCTCTTTGTTTTGCAAGCCATATTGATTTTAATATAGCCATTGTTGAAAATCCTATCTGCGCCGCCTTATAGCATACTAAACGTGGTGACTGGTCTGCGTATATATCGAATAAGAATAAGTGATTATGAAAATCAATCATCTTTCCTGACTCATTTGTTATCTTATTGTTTACTATCCATGCGTGTATACTATTCTTTTCCATTTATTTCCTTTAAAAAAGCGTCTATAGCTTCTTGTTCTGTTTTGAAATATCCTAGTGGCATTATCTTAACCCCGCGCTTAGGTATGCATGAATATATTAGCTCACCATTATCTAGCTTCTTCGTTGCTATTGTTTGTATTTTGTCCATTTGGTTGTTTGTTAATGTATAATTTTTTCAAATCCTCCTCATACTTCTTCGTCATCTCTATAATATCAGGGTCAACGCTATTTGTATCAATATTAAGATTGACTGTTTGTCTCTTTTCTGGCGCATATAGTCCTTTAAGCTTATAAGCCATGTCTAGAGCTTTTAAACGCACATCTGTATCAGGTATATCTGTATTTTCTGCGATAATCTGTCCAGTTTTAGGGTCGTATTGCACAACTGTTTTAGTCTGTTCTAGTAACTTCGCGTGCTTTGCTACTAAAGAGGCGTTATCAAGCAGTGTATCTGCTAGTTCTTGTATAGTTTTATTATTTAAATGCTTCTTAGCTAACTGCTCGGCGGACACTTCGCTGACAATGTGCGGATCAGTTTCAATAACTGCGCGTACCGCGTCACCATCTTTTATGTATTCATTGATAAATTTCCTTTCTTTTCGTTTTATTTTATCCATATCGCTCAATTTCTTTAGATATTTCTTGTTTATTTAGTCCAGTACTCTTTTCAATCTCTTTAGTACCATAAACATTGACATAATTCTTATTAATTATGCCATCTTTATTAAAAGGTTGCAAAACGTCCTTAGCATTAGACTCTGTTTCAGCGCGCGCGTAACGGGTGAAAGAGCCACTAACAGGCGTATTGTCCATAAAATCATTGTATAAGCGAGTTTTGAAGTAACCACAGTGCTTACAGTCTATCTTCTCATAGGTATTACCATACTTTGAGGGATTATATTTAACTGTTATCAATTTACATTTATTACAATTATTCATGTGGCAAGCTATTTATAAAATTATTAAAATCGTTGCTTTCGGGTTCTATCAAGATACCCTTTTTATTTAATTTGTTCTGCAACTTTTGCTTAATCACTGTTTTATTATTATATAACACAATGTAGGCGAGTGTCAAAAAAGCGGAGAGCATTATCATACCTGCGATTATGCCGAGAAAAAAGGTTAATATTTGCATAAATTCAGTATACCATATTAATTATATTTAGCAATACGTCGTAAAATATTACTTTTCGCGACGTGGTCAAAAAAGATACTCAAGATACCCATTTTCGCCCCATTATTATACTACATATCTAGTTATCCACAGTTATACCCTATAATTATATGTTTATAAAATATTTGACGTAGTAAAAAAATATGAGTATCTTGAGTATCATTTTAGACAATAAGCATAAATCTATGTTCTAATGTTGGCTCAACAGAGCCACAAAAATAACTACTTTCTAAACTATCAATCTCTGTCAGGGTATTTTCTCACTTACCCCATGTTAAAGTTATCCACAGTTCCCCTATTGACCCTCTCTTCTCTTTCCTGCTATACTAAGGGGGTAAGGTCGATAACACTTACACAATTATTAAAATAAATAAAAAAAATCATGCAATCAAACATCAAACAAAAAGGCGAGTTACCTTATCAAATAACTCAAGCGCTTCACAAACAATTCTATAAAGAAATGTTCATCATCATCTTAGTCGCTCTCCCACTATTACTAGCAATCAATCTAATTAAATAACTATGAAAATCATCATAAATAATAAAGTTGAAGAATTAACAATATGGAATATTAAGTATGCTAGAGGTTTTCCAAATGACATGCTGTGTCTACAAGGACTATTTACAGCTTCTTACAAGGACATAGTCAAAGTATTTGGCAAAGAAACATCAAAGGGTGATGATTATAAAACTCAAGCCGAATGGCATATAGTCACCGAGGACGGCTTTGCAACCATCTATGACTACAAGCGAGGCAAGAAGTATAACGGCAGTAAGGACTACACCCCAAAGACACAGGTTACAGACTGGCACATAGGCGGTGCAACTGAAAAAGTAGTCAATCACATATTAAAAGCATTAAACATAACAACTAACCACCATGCCAACAATTAGAATTCGCCATCTTAACTCAAGACCCGTGTCCCAACAGCCCGATAGCATACTACGTGACCGATGTAACTCACTCAGGACAGCAATTCTAGCCAAACTTGCCATCTTGCCCGATAAACGCTACATAAACCATTTATACGCCCTTTTAGAGGCAGAACGCGAGCTAACCCTACGAGAAAATCAAATTAACAACTAATTAATAAAAACATGAACAAAATCCTATACAACCTAGCATTAATAAACGCTATGAATTATTGCAAGACAAATAATATCGATTGCTTGGGTACATACCTAGTGAAAACCCCTCGCAAGTTTACCTATACCCTAGTTAAGGACAATACGCACAATACGCCAGTTATTTCAACAACTTATTATAAAGATCAAACACCAATAACTATTATTCACTAACATGTCATCAATCAATAAGCAGACAAGTTCAATTAAAAACAAGTGGCATTTCAACGGCAATAATTACATCTTATACAGAAAAGGCTACGCCATATCATTCAATCCCGACACGGGCAGTGATCCACTTACACAAGTATTTGAAGAGATTATTAATAGGGTATCCACTCTCATGGGAGAACCATCAAAAAACTTCAGAGGTGGTGCAGAAACGGCTTTAATTAAAGAAGATGGTAAGTTCTACATCTTAAAAGGCGACTTTAGAAGCATTTATGAAAAACTAAAGACCTTTGATGAGTGCTACGCCTTTTTTAAAGTCAATAAGAAACTTAAAAGCGATTATAGCGATTAAAATAAATATGAAATCAACACTAAAAGAAATAACAGACGCTCATGATCATCTAAAGGATTGTGCAGTTGCCTATCATGAAGCGCAACTAGAAGAAATAGACGTTAAATTAAAGATACAGCGCGCTCATTATGCGCTAACCCTCGCCCGCGAGGAGGTGCGAGCATTACAAATTAACTAACAAAACAATGACAATAGACACACAAATATTAAAGCTTATTATAAACGCAACCGCGTCACTGATATTCATTCACTTGACTTACAGTCTGATCGCAACGCTATACGCGTAACCAATCACCAGCACAAAAGGCGTACCATTCACTTAATCGGTACGCCTTTTATCGTGCAATACAGCAGATTATTTCTTCTTATATCCTACAGGATCACCCTCTTTGGTGACTTCGATAAAATCAGTTTTTTTGTAATATCTTGATCTTGTAATCATTTTACCAGAACTATAATCAGGAAATTCATAAATCATATCGTAATTTTTCTTATCTTTTTTACAATAGTAAAGTTTGTATGAAAAACCATTGACGACATAAGCATTATCAATCTTTACTTCACAGCCACAATCTTCGCAGGTGACTGTTGTTGGCTTAATCATAGTTTTTGTTACAAAATCTGCAAATAAATCTTCATCTTTATCAAGGTATTTAGCAAACCAATAGACACCCAAGCATACGCATAATGTGATACTCAATGTAATTATAAATATTTCCATATATTTTATTTAGCAGTTAATATCAATGTTAATCCAATAGTCAAAAACCAAATACCAGTAAAGAGTAGAAAAATTCTTGGAATTGCTACATCTTCAGTTAACCAATTGAGTAATTTTTTCATCTTATTTAGTAAATAATAATGTTAAATGTTCTTTACAGGCTTTTATGAATGCTTCTGTGTCTTCCTCTGACTTAAAGTAAGGTAATGTGAATTGATATTGGTCATTGAATTCATATCTCCAAGTAATCCTATTTAACTCATGGCAATAATGAGCACAATACTTTTCTTGTTCATCATTACTCCAATCAGGTTCAAAAGGTGCGTTTTCTTGCGCCCACTTCCAACAGGATACAATGGCTTTTTGTTTGTCTTTGAATAGTTGGGCTTGTTCTTTTGTGCTATACACTCCCAGTTCAATTACAGGGTTTATAGATGTAGATAAATAATTGTCGTATTTATGATAACCGGTAAATCCATTCCTATGAATATACCAGTACTCTTCTCCCTCCCTCGGAAAGAAATACCTCCCATTAACCTTTGGTTCTTTTAACAGTTCTTTATTCTCACTAACAATTCTTCTTAGTTCTTCTGCACTTATTTCTATATCTTTTATTTTTATTGTTTTCATATTTATTTATAATTCAATTACCTTAATGAGACCATCAACCTTTTCTGTTGAGGTTATTACTATATATTTATAGCCAATAATACAACCCAACTCTAATGATAATTTTTGTTGTTCTTGTAATAAAGAAGGGTCTAATATAATTATTTTTGTTTGTTGCATATATTTATAATAAGTCTTTATTTAACTCCTTATAAAGTAATTCCATTGCTTCTAACGCTGTTTTAGCTTTGCACTTTATATCTGGATCTCTTCTGTTTGTGGCATGAGCTTGTGCAGTCCACACAACAATATCTTTTCCTCTCTTCTTAAGTTTATAAAACCTATCGCCACATTTTGTTATAAGTTCATCTATTGTCATATTTTTTTATTCCTCTTAAGCTCGATCATCTTAGCACTTAGCTTCTTATAATACTGCGGATCACGCTTGAGATTGTTATCTCTAGACTTCTGACCACCAATCTGACCCCACCGCTTGAAATCTCCGATTGTTATTTTGCGTTTATTCATTGTTATTTATTATTAACTTCTAATAACTTTTCTATTTCATCAGAAGCATTATCAATATCAATCATTTTTTGCAAAGACTCCATTCTTTCCCAAACATATTTTTTAACATACTTAGCAGTTTCATCATTATCAAACCCTATACCCCACACTGAAATCCTTGCTTCATTTAATCCAGCAATCTTACCCAAAATAAATGCTTTTGTTATTTCTTTTTCCATATTATTTTTGTTCTATTACTTCTTCCTCATTCGCTACATCTACTCCCATATTAATCTCATCTTGTCTTTCTTCTTCCTCTTCTCTTTCATGTGCTTCTATTTCCCTCTCAATGCTTCTTAGTTCGTCTTCCATATATATATTTTTTATTTTTAAGGTAATAAGCTCTATTATAGGCACTGATTTTACTGCGATTAGCTTTGTTATATTTCTTCATATAAGACTTCATATAAGTCTTATACTTTTTAGTTTTGTGATAATTTTTTTGATACTCTCTCTGGTACGCTTTCTGATACGCCTTCTGATACTCCTTATATCTCTTACTTTTTCTATAAAGCTTACCCTTTGGGGTTTCATGCCAAGGCACAATAAGTTTTTTTATCATATTTATCTTTTATTAACCGCTATTAATTTATCCTCAAGCACTGCACCTGCTACTACAACCCCCGCCTTAAGCACCTTAAGCAACTTACTTTCATTAAGATCGAAGTACTCATCAGGGATTAAATTCATATCCACAACTTTCAATACCTTATCAGTACGAAACTTAACTGTCCCAACATCACTTGAAACAATATTATCGACCCTTTCAATCTCAGACATCTTCTTTGTTGCTGTTTCAAATTTAATCTTACCCTTTCCCTCACCGATCCTACTAGCAATCTTGGCTTCTTCTTCTTTTTGTATCCTTACCTGCTCTGTCTGATAAACAGACATTACGCTTCTTATCCTTGCAATCTCAGACTCAAGGACAGTCTCGACTGGCTTGTACTTATTCCTAACCTCTTTTAAGGCTTCGTTGAGCGGTTTTGTAATCTTTTCCTTTTCCTCAACTAGTCGATCCATAAGGACATTTAACTTGCTTAATGTCTCTGTTGCCTTAAGCATGTCATCTTTGTCCTTAATGACAGCTATACGCCCGACACTCCCAACCTCTTGTTGTATTGTTTCTAACATGATTTTTTAATTAATTATCTATTAACCCCCTTAGTATAGCTAGTCTTCGCATTAACGCAAGTAAAGTTGTCCACAGTGACAAATATCATTGTGATGTTATAGTAATGGCAATGAAAAAAGGAACATGGTGGAAAAATTATTCAAAGGAAGAGATTGAAATTCGCATGGCGTATGTTGCTGGTTGTAGATGGAGACAAACACCAAAAGCAATGCGATCGAAGATTGCCAAGAAAGGCTGGCTCACTCGCAGAAAGAACTTATCAACAGTTAAGCCCTTGCAAATAAAAAAATAACGCTCATAATATATCGCATGACAAAAAGGTCGATAATTTGTAAATATAAATCAGTGTATGAAATTATTGTTTTTGCATGATTACAATAATTGCGGGCATCGACCCTCGCTGTTCATACACTGATTTTTGTTTATAAAAAATGACATTACAAGAAATTCAAAATTTTATAAGGAGTACCATACAATTATGTCCGCCCGATCCAAAGATTTGGGACTCGCTATTACCCTCATTCATTAATGCTCATTTACAGTACGCAACTTCGGAGGATATTGTGAATTGTTTTAATGTGGTAAAGATCGAAGAAAAGGAAAAGCTAGAAAATCTCAATAAGGTTGAAGAAGAAATCGAAATAAAAAAGAACTTTGTTTCTAATAAGACAAAGGGAACATATGCACTTGCACAATACCTTACAAAGAAATACGACATCATAACTGTTGGAGAAACTGAGAGGGAGATGTATGTGTACAAAAATGGTATCTACTTCAGAGCGGAGAATGAATTAATCTATCCAGAGATACAGAGAATACTGCAAGAGCATACAAACAAAAACTCAAAGACTGAGACATTCCACAAGATTGCTGACATGACATCACACCCCAGATCGATTTTCACTTCTGCTCCGCTTAACATTATCCCCCTTGCAAATGGTGTCTATGATTTAGAGAAAGACGAGCTATTGCCACACTCACCACAGTACAGGTTCACTTATCAATTCCCTATCATTTATAAGAAAGACGCTGATTGCCCAAAGACAAAAGCCTTTTTTAAGCAGGTGCTACACGAACATCAGGAGAACATTGTGCAGGAGTGGATAGGTTATTACTTCTATCGTCTATATCAGTTCAAGAAGGCTATTATATTCGTTGGAGAGGGTGATACAGGTAAGACAACACTACTTGAGACCATTGTCTTTCTACTAGGAAAGAATAACATCTCATCAATCTCATTGCAGAAAATGTCCAGCGATAAGTTCTCGGCGGCACATCTATACGAGAAGCATGGAAACATTGTAGATGAGTTATCGGCTAAGGACATTACTGACACGGGACAGTTCAAGATTGCAACAGGTGGAGGATCAATATCAGGGGAGTACAAATTCGGTAATCAATTCTCATTCAACAATTTCTCTAAGCTGACTTTCGCTTGTAATAAGATACCAGATGTTACAGACTTTGATGATATTGCCTATTTCAACAGGTGGATGATAATAAGATTTGAGAAGACTATTGAAAAGAAAATCCCTAACTTCATAGCAACACTTACAACAGAGGAAGAGCGATCGGGACTGTTCAATTACGCTATAGCAGGCTTGAGACGATTGCTTGATAATGGAAAGTTCTCATATGATAACAGTGCTATGGACACCAAGCGAGAGATGATGAAGAGCGGATCGTCAATTGCGATATTCTCATCAACTCAGATAGACCAAGACGGTGGCAATGAGATAAGCAAGGAGAAGATGTACGAAGCCTATTCAGACTTCTGCTTGAGAGAGGGACTAGCTACAGAGACGATTAAGATGTTCGGCAGTAAGTTCCTATTCTATTGTACATTCGCTAGTGAGGGATTGATTACTGATGTTCTGGGTAAGCGAGTAAAGGGTTGGAGAAATGTTGCAATCAAGAAGACAGATGAGCAACAGGTATTATCAGATAAAGCTGAGGAGGACTTCGAAGCAATATCAAGTGCTTTAGACGCTAAAAAAGAAAATGAAGTTAAACTTTGATGAGCGACCAATGTCATGGAGCCAGATATCGTCTTTCTATTACAATGTGGAAGACTGGCATAGCAAATATATCCTTAATATTAAAGATGAGACTGTAACGCCAGAGCTTGAATTTGGAAAGATTTTTGCTAAGTCTTGTGAAGACAGAAAGCCTTTGGCTCCAGTGACTTTGTATTCGGTTAATGAGTTTGAATTAAAGGCAAAGTTTGACGGCATACAGATGATTGGGTATTTAGATACCTATGAACCATTAAAAGCCTTTATTGATCACAAAACTGGCAAGAAGGAATGGACTCATAAGAGAGCAAGTGAGCATGGACAGTTGAAAATGTACGCCTTAATGTTGTATTTGCTCTATAAGGTAAAGCCAGAAGACTTATCAATCGGTTTGGAATGGATACCAACAAAAAAAGAAGACAATAAAATATCATTTATTGAGCCAATTACCGTGCATCATTTTGATGTAAAGATAACCATGCAGGACATTTTACTCTTTGGAAATTATATTCAATCAACTGTAAAAAAGATGGAAAGATATGCACAGGCAATGTCTTGACTTATCGCATGAATTTGCTAGTTTTATATTAGGTCGATTTATTAAAAATTAATATAACAAAATTATGGCATTAGAAAACATAGAGAGAAAAAATTATATCTCAATATTAGGAAGTGATGCAACATTTAGACAAACAGTTTCAGAGGACACAGATGGTGCAATCAAGCGTGAGTATGAGACAAGTACAGGTGCAAAGGGTTTTAAGTTTGAGAAGAAGTATGAAAGATTAACAGGAATAATTACTGAAGTATCTTTCTTTGATGGTGAATATGGAAAGCTATTACAAATAACAATTGACGGATTAACTTTGTCAGTCCCAACAGCTAGCAACTTTGGTGAAGATATTATGAAGAAACTTCCTAATATCGATATGACAAAGCCAGTTGTATTCACACCTTACAGCTTAACTGATGAGAAAGGAAAGACAAAGAAGGGTGTAAGTATCACTCAAGACGGAAAGAAGATAACTAATTTCTTTAGAGATGAGGTTAATAAGAAGAATATAAACGGTTTTCCTGATCCAACTGGAGATGAGAAGAATGACAAGGATTTATGGAAGATTTACTTTATTACAGCAAGAAAGTTTCTAGAGAATTACATACAGACTAATTTCTGCAAGATTGTTCCAGAGGTTTCACAAGCTCAAAAGGACTTTGATGAGATAACAGCAGATGATGTAAAGTTTAATTAATTCTATTCTCAGCACCTTTAAGGGTGCTGGATAATGGAATTAAAATTTTCAACACAAATACCTAATATATACTATAAGCTAAGAGACGCTTTTGGAATTAAGTGGAGTAATGAAATTATTATTACTTATGGTGATACTGTTTACTGCGAGAGAGATATAGATGAAGCTAAGAAAGTTCACGAGGCTACACATGTATCTCAACAATCAAACTGTGACCCAGATGAGTGGTATGATAAGTATATAAATAATGTTGATTTTAGACTATCTCAAGAAATAGAAGCATATAAAAATGAAATAAAGTTTTATAAAAAGAAAATTAAAGATCGAAATTTGAGATATTTATGTTGTGAGCAGGTTTATAGAGATATAAGCTCCTCAATTTATGGAAATATGATTTCTTATTCTGAAGCTAAAAAATTATTGTCGTGATATGAACCTTTACAAACACCAACAAGAATTTTTAAAGCTTAATCCAGATAAATCTGCTCTTGTTTGGAGTTGCGGAACTGGAAAGACAAGGACTGCTATTGAGTGGGCGAAAACAACTCAAAATAGGAATACTTTAATTATCTGTCCAAAGGCATTAAAGGCTAATTGGCAACGGGAAATATTAAAATATGGTTTTGTTGAGCATGGATATTATGTAAAAACAAAAGAAGAATTTAGGCGTGATTGGGATATATTAGATTTTTGTCACAATGTAATTGTTGACGAAGTCCACAATGGCTTTCTAACACCTCACTTCAAAAGTCAGATGTCTAAAGCCTTGCGTAACTATATTAAGAAGCACAAAGTACCACGAGTGTTACTTTTATCTGCTACAGTCTACACCTCATCTCCGTGGAATATTTACAATCTTGCATTGCTTCTTGGGTATAAATGGGATTGGAATAAATTTAACTATACGTTTTTTGATCAGATAAGAATGGGTCAACGAGTTGTACCAGTGCCAAAGAAGAACATCACCAAAAATCTCGCTGAGCTAACAAAAAAAATAGCTAGTGTGGTATCTCTTGAAGAATGTATTGATGTTCCACAACAAACATTTGAGAATGAGTATTTTGATTTAAATAAAGAACAAATAAAAGCTATTGAGGAAAATTATGATCCACTACCAATAGTTAGATTTACAGCACATCATCAAATATCAAATGGTGTTTTGAAGGGTAATGAATTTAGTGGGTCTAAAATATATGAATCAGATAAGAATAAAAGAATAAAAGAATTGGCTTTAGAGAATAAAAAAATTATATTTGTATGTAGATATAATGAACAAATAGATGTTATATCTGAAATATTAAAAGAATATAATCCTTTAATAATAAGAGGTAATGTAAAGGACAGAGACTCAGTTGTACAAGAAGCTAATAATAGAGATGAAGCTGTTGTGATAATACAGTCTTCCTGTTCAATGGGATATGAGTTACAGACTTTTAGAATTATGGTATTTGTGTCAATGGATTTCAGTTTTAGTCATTATAAACAGATGATAGGGAGAACTCTCAGAATCAACAACCCACAAAAAAACCTTTACCTTCACTTGTTGTGTGGTGATATGGATCAGGCTATAATGGATGCAATATCTAATAAGAAAGATTTTGATATAAATTTATATGAGAAACGATAAAGGGCAATTTATAAAAGGTTTTCCTCACAATAAAGGTATCAAAAGAAATGATGCTTTTAAAGAAATGCGAAGAAGATTACAGACTGGAAAAATATTATCTGAAAAAACTAAGAACAAAATGAGTAAATCTCATAAAGGAAAAGTTCGTTCAGAAGAATATTGCAAAAATATAAGTAAAGCTAAAATTGGTAATAAAAATCCAATGTTTGGTAAAAAATGGTCAGATGAAACCAGAAAAATTCAAAGTGAACAAAAGAAAGGTAGTAAAAGTCACCTTTGGAGAGGTGGAACTACTCCTATAAACAGAAAGATTAGAATATCTCTTGAGTATAGATTATGGAGAGAATCAGTTTTTAAAAGAGATAATTATACTTGTGTTTGGTGTAAAAAAGTTGGTGGTAAAATTCATGCAGATCATATTCAATTATTTTCAACTCATCCAGAGTTACGATTAGCAATCGATAATGGTAGGACATTATGTATTAAGTGTCATTATTATAGACATTCAAATAAATATGAAACACGAAGCTAACTTCAACACTTACTTCAATCACTATTTAAAAAATGTCTATAAGAAGACAGGAGCTTATGAGCTTAAGCAGACTAAGGGTCAATCAATTGCTTTCAACAGTGTTGTACCTCATCAAGTTCAAGCGTTAAAGAATGTAAAGAATGGCGTGTTTGTTTATAAAATACCTGATCTGGGTATGCAGAATCCATACGACTGTTTTTCAATGGTAGGAGTAGATGCCTTTGTTGTCATTAAATACCCTGATTTCTTTTGTATGATTGATATTAATGACTGGTGCAATGAGGTTAAGATGAGTGATCGTAAATCATTAACAGCTACTAGAGCAAAAGAAATCGCAACTATTATTGTATGACATATGTACACCCTAAAAAACAAAAAGAATGGAAAATGAAAAATCGTAAGAGGTATCTCGAATGTAAGAGAGAATGGGCTAGAAAGTGGAGACTAAGGATGGGAATGAGGGTAATTGGACCGCGTACTTTAAAATTTGATTTAGTAGCTAAAGACAGAAGAGATGGTTTATGTAATGTTAGTGATTGTAGAGAAAAAATGTATTCTAGGGGATGTTGCATTAAACATTATAGCCAGTGTTGGTATTTTATAAAAAAGAATATTATATCAGATCAAAAACTAGTTGACTTATACATTTTCAATGAGCCAAACGCCTCTAAGGGTTATTTCCCACCACATGAGAAGAAAACAGGAAAGGTTATGATGTATGCTGATTATTTAAAGATTGAAAAGAAAAGGCGTAAGATGGAAAGAAAGTTATTCACAGGGGTCACTAGACAAGGAATTGTCATGCGATATACTAAAAAACATGAATAAAGAATATTATCAACCATACATATTAATACCAGTATATTCAATAGCTACTTTAATTTGTATTAAAG